ATATTATATATTTTATATAAATATACGAACTTTTTATATAAAAAAAAAGAGAGCTAAAAGCTCTCTTAATTTTTAATTCTAAGTTATTCTTAGATAGTAGTAACGTCACTAACGAAGATTTTACCGTAGAATTCTGGTCTGATCATTTTCTTAGCATAACGAGTCATGATACCTTTTCTTGGAGTGAAAGATTGTGGATCGTATACTAGAGGTGTCATCATTAATGGAATATATGGAGCATAAACTGCACCTGTTTCCAAGAATTGAGATCCTCTGTAACCTAATAAGATGATGTTTTCAGTCATGTATGGGTTTTTGTAAACTCTATATCTTGAGTTTAATTGTCCAACTTTTTGAACTCCCATTGCAAAATCCATTTTGTCACCGTTTGTATCTGCTGCATATCCTGGAATTGATTCTAAGATTGTAGCTACAGTTGGAGAACATACTAAGAAGTTAGCTCCACCTCTTAAAGTTTTTTGGTGAATTTTGTTAGATACTTTTTGTACTTTAGTTCCTAAAGTTTGGAACCATTGTCCTTGAGTATTGTAGAAATCAGAGATTCCTGTATCTGCCCAAGCATTACCATTCCATACTTTGTTGTTTTGAGCTGACCATCTTTCAGTTGTAGCTGCATCTTGAATCAACATATCGATTAATTCTAAGTCAATCTCCATAGAGATGTACTCTGATAATAGTGAAGTTAATTCTGCTTCAGCATCAATTGAATGATAAGCATTCAAATCTTGTGCGAACTCTGGAGTCCATTGTGCTTTTAATTTTCTTGTTTTAGCAACGATAGCTTCAGAAGCTAATGATACGTTGATTTCAGGAATACTAATATTACCTCCTAAAGCTGTAGCTGTATCTTCAAAATCACCTCTTGAGTTATCGTTTGGTTGTTTGTGATACAATACTGAACCTGTGATTTGAGTAGGAGTAGTTAAAGCAGAAGCTGATACTACGAATACGATGTTAGCACCTGATATTGTAGTCAATTCTGGGTAAGCTGTAATGTCTGTAGTTCCTGAGAAAACTCTAAAAGCTCTTACACCTTTTAAGTCTGGAGTAGTTAAAGATCCTGTACCAACAGCAACTGTTTTGAATTGAGATGGAGAATACCGTCTTGGTAAGCGATAGAAGCTGAATTAGCTGCACTTGTAGTAGTTTGTAATGTGTATGAAGAAGAGTTGATTGAGTAACCGAATTCTCCTGCACCATATAAACCTCCTGCTGGTTCAACATCTACTCCTATTTTAGAGTTAGCTGTAGATACATTACCGTACATATTGTCTCCTGCTGCTCTTCCGTTTACTGAAGAACCATATTTAAAGTCTAAGTAAAATACTAGACCTGATGGTAAGTTCATTGGTTTAACTGATAAGAAATCTTTAGCAGAGATTTGAGCGAATACTTTACGTACTAACGGTAAAGCTACACCAGCCCATTGCTCACCTTGTCCAGCAGCAAAAGAAGCTCCTGTACCTGTAGATGAAACCTCTGATACGATTTGTTTTGCTTGATTCTCAAGAATCATAGCCATGTTGTTTTTCTCGATTTCATTAGAGATTCCCTCTAATAAACCAGACTTGCTCCATTTACCAGCCAAACGAGCAGCATCTGCTTGTAAAGACTTGTAATTATTTGAGCCTTCTAATAATTGATTTAATTCCATTGTTATTTGAATTGTTTTTTAATTGTTTTTTATTTAATAATTCCTGCTAACTTTTGCATTCTTAAAACTTGCTCTGATACTTCATTGATCACTTCTTTTTGAGGTGCTGCTGTCGTTCCAGTTGGCTTAGATGCAAACGATGTGTGTTCTTTAATTGAAGTAGGTTTTTTAGCTACTACATTTTTAGAAACTGTTTCGAAAACTAATTTTACTTCTCTAACTGTTTCTGCTTTGTCAAATGCTGCAATAACATTTACTTTTTGACCTTCAGATAAGTTGTTTGATTTGAATACTTTATTTACATAAAGTAATTTTGCATTTAGAAGGTTTACTTCTTGAAGTTGATTTCTTAGGATTTTCACTGCTTTTAAAGCTTCGTTCAATTCTTCTTCAACTCCTTCTCTTTGACGGTTTTGAGTTGCTCCTGCTGCTGCATTACCTACATCGGTTAATTTATCTCCGATTTGTTTTCCTTTTTCACCAAAAGCGCCATCTTTAGCCATTTGGTGTACTTTAGCCATAATAGCTGATAGGCCTGTAAGTCCCATTGCTCCAAAAACTCCAACTAGTAATTCTGCAGTTTGGTTTGTCAAGAATGGAAAAGCATCAATAAGTTGGTAGATAATATCGATGTTTTCATCTATATTTTCTTCTTCATTTAATGCCTCAACTCCTTCTCTGTTTTGAGTAGCTTTAGCTGCTGCACCACCTGCTGCTTGTAATTTTTCAGCAAAAGATTTACCTTTCTCTCCAAATTTACCTGCTAGGGCCATATCCATTACTTTAGCAGTAATTGCAGAAAATCCTATAAGACCTAATGATCCTAAAGCTCCTATAATTAATGATGCGCTTGACATGGTTAAGAATGGGAACATTTCAACAAGTTGTCTAGCTCCTTCGATATACTCCGGACCCATTTCGTTTAATTCACCTTCGTTTGTGAAAGTTTCTCTTCCTGGTTTAGAACCTTTTGCTGGCTCATATCTGTTTCCAGATTTAGAGTTTGCAGGTGTTCTTTTTCAAGTAGTAGTGTACCCGTCGTTTGCTCCTTTTGTGTCTCCAGATTCAGCACCTGGTTTCAATGAGTAACTGTGTGCTTCGTCGATTCCTTCTAATTCTGCTAATAGTTCGTTAATGTCGATCTCTTCTGAATCATCTGTACCGATCATATCTTCTCCTTCTGGAGCTTCTTCGCCTGGTAATTCTTCTTCTGATTCATCATGACCTGTTTCTTGAGCAACGATATCTCTAATAAGGTTTTTTAGATCTTCAACAGACATGTCTTCAATTTCTAATTCCTCTTCTTCTTCACCTGTTTCTTCTTCTCCTTCAGGAGCTTCTTCTTCAGCCTCTTCTTCCTCTTCTTCAGCTTCCTCTAAATTACCATGTGTGTTAGGGTTTTCAGCGAATCCTTCTGCTTCGGCATTATTAACTGTCTCATCTACTTTGTCCTCTTCTTCTTCCATTTCTTGAAGTTTCTGAGCTAACATTTCTTTTAAATGAGGAGTTAAAGACTCTTCTAAAGCTTCTTTGGCGTTGGTAATTGCAGCTTCACGAATAGTTTTAGCTTCTGCAATTGCTTGCTTAAATAAATCTTTGTTTGTCATTTTTGTTTTGTGATTTGTCGTACGCTTATTAAGTAGTAGCGTAATGTGATTTTACTTTCTAATAGATACCATATAGAGATGGCATATTCGTATATAAATATACCTCTGTTTAGTAAACATAAAAAACCCGCCCTTATGGGGCGGGTATGTTATTATTTTAAAAGACTTGCTATATAGTCTATAACGTCTTGTTTTGCTTGAGGAATATCTTCTGGCTCTGTTGCTCGTCCGTTTTTCCATTCTTTCCAAGCTGATTGAAGTAACTCTATTGCTTGATCGAAATCAGGTCCCATTACCTCTACGTATCCTTCACTTTCTTTAATTATAGATTCTTTTAAGAACTTGGCTTGCCAATTATGTATATCAAAATCTCTTTCCATTATGCTCTTAGTATATTGTTAATAATAGAATCTAATCTATCATATTTTCCTACTGCTTGTTTTCCTTCATTTAATGAAATTGGATTCATAAATGCTCCTTGTGTAGAAGGATTAGAAACGAAATCCCAGCATACTAATTCAAAGTCTGGTTGAACCATTAGAGTTCCTTCATTTGTTTGTGATACTGATCCTGTTCCTCGAGAAGAAATACCTATTGTATGCCCTCCTTTTAATATTTCTTTTACGATATTTCCTGAAGGTGTATTTAATAATTCCACTCTTCCGCAAAGGTCATCTCCATCCCACCATAGTTCTTTTACAACATGTGATGCATTTTTTAAAGATACAATTGCTGATTCTGGGTGATCTAATTCTCCGTAAGCATTTCCAACTTTAACAAAATTCTCTACATAATTTCTTACTTCTTCTTCAAGAATTTCTCTTTTGTAGATTCTTCCGTTTTGATTCTTTGCTCCTGCTCTTTGCATAATACCTGTTACCTCAAATACACCTGGTTTGGTTTTTGATTCGGTAAGAAGTCCTTTGAAAGGAGTTACATTTATTAATAGTGGATTGTTCATTATATTAGATCTGTTAATGATACTGTTTCATCCATTCCTTCGCTATCAGCTTGACGTTTATCTTGGTTTGATAAACTCTGTAAAGCTCCTGCTTTTGCTCTATCAATTAGAGATAATAAATGTTTAAATTTAATATCTTTAGAAGTAGATGCTTGTGTTTGAGCTTGTTTATGTAATCTTTCAAATTTAGAAGGTTCAGTTTCGTACATAGTCATTAATTTACGAACCATATCTTTATCAGCTTCTGTATCTGTAGCTTCTTCTAAATCTCCGTCAATAAAAGGGTCTGAGAAGTTTTCGTCATCGTAGTCGATTTCGTCTTGGTCTTCATACCCTCTTGGATGTGGAATATCATCTGCTTCATCATCTCCGTACATATCAAACTCATCTTCATCTTGATATTCTCTAACATCAACTACTTCTTCTGATAGTACTTTTTTAATAAGTTTTTTAAAACCTTCTTTTAGTTCTGCTTTCTTTAAGCCATTAAAAGTATCTATGGTATTTTTTGTTGTAGCATCTACCATTTTATCGTGTAGATCAACTTTCTTATTAATGCCTGCTACTTGATTTGTATAGAAAATTTCATCTTTCTCTAAGTTTTTAAGAACTTTTCCTAATGCTTTTTTATACTCATCAGCTGTCGGTGTTCCAACAACTCCTGCTACTTCTAACTCAACTCTTAAACCTCTTAGTATTTGTTCGTATGGATACTTGTCCATATCGTTAGTTGGTTTATATCTATAATCTGTTAAGCTTTTATTAGTAAGTCTAGCTTCTTCTACTCTAGCTTCTTTAATCATTCCTCTGTTCTTTAAAATCTGAACAGCATCATCGTATCCGTTGAAACGGGTTACTAAGTTTGGAAGTTGCATTCTAGCGTCAGCTAAAAAATGTTCTTTAGAGAATTTTCCCTCTTGAATTCCGTTATATTTTTCTTGTAAAGTTCTCATATTATTTATTTTCGTCTAAGTAATCAAACATTTTTGTATGTGAAGGATGTTTAGGTCTTTCAACTGTCTTTAATCCTAACCTCTCTCCTTGCTTTGTAGCTGCATTTTTACCTTGCCCTTTTTTTAAAAAGGCAAAAGGAGTAGCATAATGCTCTCCTGATCCAGGTGCAAAAGAAGCGCCTCCACCTGTCATACTTGTTTCTTGTAGAACTTCTTGAACCGCTTTTACTACTTCAGATCTTTTCATAGAGATTTTAATTCATTAACTAGCTCGTAATATTGCATTAATGATGCTAGATGGTTATCGTCTACTTTCTGTGTGCTTTTTATTGGTACAATTGCTTTGTATACTTCTTCTAATTTAATCTTTACTACTTCATCTGCTACTCTTTCTCGATATGTAGCAATACTTTTTTGTAACTTTTGAATTTCTTCGTTGTATATATTTCTTAATCTTGTAGAAGAATTAACAGATGTTATTACTTCTTTTAATATATTTTTTTGTTCTGGAAGTAGGTCTCTATATTGTGAGTTAAATTTCTCTAATAAGATTTTATATGTAAGTAACCTAAGGTCTTTGTCGTACTTAGAATACTCTTCCATTAAAGCATCTTTGTCTTGGGATGCTTGCTTTACTTGTGTTAAGTGTTCAAGTATTGTCGTTTTATTGTCAACAAAAACAGATGGATCTGTTTCACTAACAGTATTTTGAGCTTCTAGTAAACAGTATAAAGCAGCTAATGGTTTGTAAGATTCTACTTTAATTAAAAAGAATTCTTCTAAATCGTAATGGCTTTTTAGTTCCTTTATTAACTCATATTTTTGCTTTCTTAAAGTAATAGCATCTATTTTTTTAGCTATTTCAGTAATAGTGCTTAAAATTGTTTCTGCTTTTTTTGAACCTATTCCTTTATTCTTTAAAATATAATCGTATAGTTTAAATTCCTTTACTAAAGAAGTATTTCCTGTATAAAATTTTCGTAATATTTTAACAGCAGGAGATTCTTTACTAGATAGTGTATCTGCTGCTATCTGTTTTACCAGTAGTTCAAATATAAGTCCCGTGTTTTTATACTTGCTATGTTTAATACGCATGTCTATAATTATCTTTGTTATAAATAGGGGTTATTTATCTAAATCCTGAATATTGTTTTCGTTTAGTAAATCTGATTCTGTTTCTTCTATTTTTTCAAAGATTAATTGCTTTTTAGGTGTGAAAATATCTTTGTTTCTTAGAAATACTGCTTTAGTTGCCAATGCACTTTCTCTTACATTTTCGTTATCACTTGGATAACCGCCTTTCATTCCATGTACTCCTAATCTATCTCTTCCTCCTAATGGATCTTTTTGTGTACCTAACATTGAGAATTTCTCTCTAGGTCTTCCTTCTGGATTAGCATCTCTTTCATCATACCCTGCTGGTACATCTCCTTGTTCTCTTGTTCCATAAATAGAAGCTAAGTCATGAGGTGTTCCGTAAGATTCCCCTGTTACTACAGGATCATTCCCTTCATTTTCTATTTGTGATAATCTAAATGATCTCTTACCATCTTCTCTTACAAGATCTCTCATTTCGTTATAAGTATCCTCTGACATATTAAATATATGATCGTAGATATAGTCTGATGAGAATAGCTTGGTCGATTGCATCTGAGTTGCTAGATCAACTTTTTCTTTTAGTAAAGCTACTTTTTCTTGCTCATAAACAATAGAAGGTGTAGTTAATTTAATTTCAAAGTTTGTTAAAGACTCTCCTTTAAATCCTTGAGAGTATAAATGTACTAATCCAATTTTAGTTAATTCACTTTCTATAATTCTTTGAAGTCTCTCTACTGTTCTAGCAAAACGAATATCTTCTGCTGCAAGAGTTGCTTTACCTGTAAGGTCTTTTTCGTATCCAAAGTATGCTTTTGGCACTTTAAGTGCTGCAAACATTTTATCTCTTAGATATTCAATATCGTTTGTACCATCGTATTCTAATCCTTTTGTTGTTTCAATACGAGTTGAAGTATCCCCTCCACGAACTGGAAGATAGAAATCCTCCATCATATTCATCATATTGAATCTTAAGTTATATTGACCTGTTTGTGGATCTATATAAGGAGTTTTTTTAATACTATTAATAGTCTTTTGCATAAACTGCTCAACTTCATTTGGTGGAATAGATCCTACGTTAACATAGAACATTCTCTTCTCAGGAGCTCTCATGATACGGTGAATTAACATCGCATCTTCCATTAAAGTTAATTGTTTAAAAACTTTTCTAGCTGGTTCAATATAAGATCTACCATAAGGAAGGTAGTTTGTATCTGATATTAATCTAAAGTGAGCTACTTCGTAGTTTTCTAAAGTGATAATATCCTTATTTGTATTAGGTAGAAAGTTTGGATCTTCTGAAGATGCTAATCCGTCTGGATCAATTGTAAAGGTTACTTTAGTTGGATTATCCTTATCCATACCTTCATGTCTAACCATATTATAGACTGTGTAAGGAAGTACGTTATACACTCCAAATTCTTCTGAGATTTCTAATTTTAAGAAAAAATCTCCGTACTTACACATATTTCTAACCCATGACCAAAGATTAAATTCTATATTTAATACATCGTAGTATAGGTTATATAACACTCTCTGTATATTTTCATCAGAGGACTTGATAGAAAGAACCTCCCCCATATCATTCTTCAAACAAGATTCATCTGACAGTATATCTAGAGTAGAAGCAATAAGTGTATCTGTATCCATTGCTTCATAATCAGAGTAAAGTTGAATTCTTAAAGTCTGATAATTAAGATTTGGATTAAATATATTTTTGTTATTATATATGTATAATCGAGAAAATCTATCCAGTAACGAATTGGTTTGGTATTTACCGCTTGTCTGAATGTGATTTACGTCAGCAATTTTTAATTCAGTACCCCCTACATTTCTTACTAGAATATCTGTTGAAAATAATCTTTCCAGGGAGGTGAATAAATTTCTATCTGCCATTGTAATTTAGTTTATTTATAAATAGTACGTTATCCTAATAGCCAGGTAAGATCTTCCTCGCCATTGACCGTTTTCATAAGATACGGATTATTCTGCATAGGAGCAACGTTATAAACTCCTTGACTTCTTTGATTAAGACTTACAAAAGAATTCATTGTAGCTCTTGAAAGATCCATTCCTTGCTGTCTCATTCTAATGGCTGTATCTCTAACATATAAAGCTGTTGCAAAGGCCATGATTAAATCGTCGTTATACCCCGATTGTGCCTGTGCTTTACCGTTTCTCCATATGAATACCCTCATTTCTGCTAACAACCTTTTAGACTGCACTATAACTGATCTTTCACGTATGTATTCAGTCATCTTAGCGATAACTAAAGGCCTTGTCTTAAGAGACATTGTGAATCCTGGTACAAGTTTATCTCTTTCGTATTTTGCCATATACGATTCAACTGTTTCATTATCTGATCTTGATGAATAATATAGGTTTTTATATTCTCTAGATATTACTTGTTCGATAGTTGACCATCCAATATTGGCATTTTCTATTACAAGTAGTGCATCACAGTATTCTGTTGCTATTCCTACCAGTACATTACCGTATTCTTTAGGCGATATCTTTCCTTTATATTCTGCTACTTGTGTACAGCTTTCAATGTCAAAGACATGGAAGCCAGAGTAATCGGTAGAGTCCCCTCTAGCGACATCGGCTACAACCATATAAGACTTTTGATAGTCAGGTGATTCCCATATCCAAAGGTTTCCATCTACACCTCTCTTTTCCATTGGTTCTTTTACATATGTCTCTTCGTAAAAAGCCATATTTTCAACCTCAATTACTGAATCTCCAGATGATAAGAAGTCACAATCACATTCCTGTGCTGCCATTTTCTCTCCTAACTGTCTTGATTGTTCATCTCTCCAGTCTTGAGCTCTCTCAGGATGCACATCCCATTTTAGTTTAACAGGTACAAATCCATTCTCTCCTGCTTCTGCTTTTTCCCATGTTTTATGGAACCAGTTTCCTACACCATTCGGAGTAGACAATGCCATACACTGTCCACCTGTTGCTAGGGTTTGTTGTGCTGCAGTAAATGTTTCTTCAATGTTATCGATAAAGGCAGCCTCATCTATTAAAAGCAATGATACCGATTCTGAACGAGCAGCATCTGCATTAGATGATTTAGCTGTAATCTTAGAACCGTTTTTAAGTCTAAGAGATAACTTATTCTTTTCTGTGAACGGTAATTGTAACCATTTTGGTAGATTCTCATACATGAAAATCGTTTTAGTTACAAGGTTTCTAGCTGTTGCTTGAGTAATTGCAAGTGCTAGTACGTTCTTATCTTTATGAAAGATCATTAACCATAAAGCATATGCTGAGGCTAATGTAGATATTCCTAACTGTCTTGATTTTAGAGTTATTAACATCTTTTCATCTCTGAATAAATGTAATACTCCTTCCTGGAATGGATAGAGGTTAAATAAAATTCTACCTCTAGTTGGATGCTGTATGTAGCAATACTTCTTCATGAAGTAAGCCGGGTCTTTTGCACATTTTACATACTCTTGTGCTACTATCTGTTTTATATCTGCTTGTGACATATTATATACTTATATATTATAAATATGTGAATATAAAAAAACCCACCTTTATGGGGTGGGCTTGTTTAGATACTCTATAATATTATTTTCTGTTCTCTGCTAAGAATTTTCTTAAGTCAAATCCTTCTTGTAAAGCTTCAGTAGCTTTTTCTTTGGCTGGAGCCTCTTTCTTTTCTTTACCTGAGAATTTTTTATCAAATTCTTTTCTTAATTTTTCTTCTGCTTTTCTTAATGCTGCAATATCTTTACGCATTTGTTTAACAGCTTTTTGATCGATATGCTCAGCATGCTCTCCTTCTTCTAAAGATCCTACTTTAGCCTCTAGTGCTTCGTAAACTCTTTTCATCTCTTCCATTTTGTATTTATGAGCTGCTTCGTTAGTTCCGTGTTCAATCTCTTTCATCAATTCTTCAATTGATTCATATTTTGGAAGAGGTTTTGCTTCTTCTATATTAGCTTCTCCTTCTGGGATGTTTAATTCTGGTGCTGGGTTTGGTAGTTGATTTGGATCGTCTTCATGGCCCATTGTGTAGTCTACATTCTCTTCTCCTAAGGCTCTTTGAACCATTTCTACTAATTTTCTTTCTTTATCTGTCATTTTATTTTCATTTAACTGTTCGTGATTTACTTCCTCTTGTACTTCTTCTTCTTTCTTTTCTTGTAAATATAGTTGATTGTCGTGAATCATTTGACTTACTAAGTCGTAATTTTCTTCTTGGAATTGCATTAACTCTTCATCCGATAATGGAGTACCATCTTCATACTCCGCTGCTGCAATATATGCATCTACAAAGTCTGGATAGTCGTCTGTATCTATTCCGTCGATCTCAACTGATCCAACGTTTACTGGTTTTCCATTAAAAGAAACTTCTTCTTTAAGAAGCTGTGCATTTTTTGTAAGTTTATTCTCTGTTAAGAATGTTCTTAAGTTAAAATTATCTGCCATTGTGGTTTATTTTGTTTATAAATAGTTTTGTTTATTTAAACCCTTTTATTCTTAAATACTTTGTACTTCTATTAAAATTACTGTCAAAGTAAATATCTCCTGATTCTACTCCTTGTTTAAATTCCTCTCTAGTATACATTTTATACTCTCCTCCGATTATAATCATAATATAATCTACATTCTTTGCTTCTGTATTAAGAAAGTAATTTACATACCAGGTTAAAAGCTCTTGATTAAGTTCTTCTGCTGAATCTAGTTTTGAAAAAGTGGTATTGAATTCTTTTTGTAATAATTTTTACTTCTTTTCTAAGTTCTGGGTGTTGTTTAATTATTTCAGATACTCTTACAGGAACACTTTTTGACCTACCCGATTGCTGTGTGTTTGGGTCTAGGCTATCAAGAGAGCTGTATAAATCTTCCAAAGAATCCCATCCTCCTAATCTTCCTGCTCTTCCTTTTAGTTCTATAGATTTACCTTCTAATCCAACATCCCCTATATCTAACTTCTTACCCTCTTTCCCTAATAAAGCTAAAAAAGCCTCTCCTTCTCCAACTGCTTTTCCTCCTTTTGCAGAACGACCTGCAGAGAGTAAGCTAACAAGAAAGCTTTGAGGTAGTTTGGTAACTGCTTTTCCTACTGAGATTATATTACCTGTTTTACCTAAATCGCTAAGTTTTATTTGGTTATCTGCATTACTTAGTACCTGTGTAAGTTGTGTTTCTAGTCCCGGTACAGTATTTATCAGTCCAAAAAGCTCAGCCTCAGAGGCATCTAAACCTTTCGAGTGTATTTCTTTAGAAATAAGTGAACCCAGTTTTTTACCTTTCTCTTGAATAGAGTGATATATTTTTTGAATAAAAGCACTATCTAGCTCTGATCTTCTATCCTGTAGTAGTTTAATAAGATCATCAGCACTGTATTCTGCTTTCTCTTTAGGTTTTTCTTCCTCTAATACTACTCCAAATTCAGAATAAATCTCTTTTAATATTTTCATATCGGCAGGATTATTCATATCTGGGTATCCTTTTTTACAACGGAAGGCCCATTCTGCAACTATTTTATTTACTACGCTCATTAAAGTGCTTCTGGTGTTTCTGGTTCTGTTCCTACCTCTTCTTCACCTGCTGGTGTTTCTTCTGCTCCAAATTCGGGTGCTGGTTCTCCTCCGGCTTCTCCACCTGGAAAGTCTCCTCCACCACCGCCTCCGGCTGCTGTATCTGCTCCGAATTCTTCTCCACCTGGTTCTTCACCGGTTGTGATTGGTCCGTTTTTAAGTATATCGTTTAATTTATCTAAAGCTTGCTGGTAGGCTGAAGTACCTCCCAAAAAGTAATTTTTACCTTCTATTTGAGCATCAAAATCTTTTCCTGTCCATTTTAAATAAAATGCCTGCCCATTTTTAAGAACAACTTGAAAGGTAGATGGTTTTGGTGCTACCCATTTTACGTCTTCTATAAACTCATCATACTCATTGGTAAGTAAGCTGGTTAATGTTTTCTTTACTGTTGGAAATTTTCCTAATATTTCTTGTGTAGATGTTTTAAGAACTGTTCCTTCTTCTTCTTGTAGAACTTCAATATATGCTTCAAGCATTAATTCTCTCAGTTCTTCTTTAGTTATTTTTTTAGAAATAGTATCTCTTCTATTTTTTAAATACTTATCTGTTTTATCAACTTTTCCATCATTATTAACATCGTCATCTTCTTTTCCAACTCCGTCTAATGCTTAATCTACACCTTCTTTAAAAGGTCTTGGACAAGGTGTACCTTTAACATGGGTATGTCCACATCTCCCGCAATGTGTAGCTTTCTTTTCATTTAATGCCAATGCAACTATTCTAGTTTCTTGATTATCGTATTTTTCTGATTCTGTATATCCTGCTACTGCGTCTAGATAATCTTCTGCTTTTGTTAGTTTTGATTGAACCCATGCATCTAATTGATCATCATCTCCTAATAAATCCATCATCTTACTTGCGTTTGATTGAATAGATCTTAATTGTGCTTTTGCCATTGAAGATTCATCATCTGGCTGTAAGTTATGATTTTCACCTATATTTTTATTTATTTGTGATTCATCATCAGGAAACTGCTGTGTTGCTATATCATCATATTGAGTATCTGTTGGTTCTCCTACATACTTTTTCATTGCATCACTTAGTTTATCTTAGTTCAGGAGTAGGTAGAGAAACAGTATTACCTTGTGTTATCACGAAGTCTACTAGCTCTAATGGTTCGTTTCCTAGATCTAATACTATACTTTCTGTATCTGGGGTTAGGTCAAATTTAAAGAGGTCTTGTCCTTTATTATTACCGTATTTTACTTTGATATTAAATTTATTAAGTCCTATTCCTGTAAGTCTGATGTCAACTACTTCATCTCCTTGTGCTCGTAATACTTTTAGTAGAGACTTACCTACTGTTTTACCAATAGCTGTTGATTCTTCTGCTGTATATTTTCTTACTTCTTCCGAGATACTTTCTTGTGTTGCTGTTGCTTTTGCTAAAGTTTCTTTAGCAGCTACTAAAGCATCTTGTGCTGCTGTTTTCTCTAAAGGAGATTTAGCAGTCTGTAGCTGTTTTGTAGCGTCTTTTATCTTTTCTTGTTGAAGTGCTATTGCAGATTTCTTAGCTTGTGCTTCTGCAGGTGTCATTTCTTCTGTTACTATTCTTATTAGTTTTTTCATCTTCTAAAGATATGAATTTATTTTATATTATTCTACTATTTACAGTGATAATTTAGGTATCTCTGTAATGCTTTTGCATAATGAGTACCTTTATCTTCAAGCCCTGCTTTAGCTGCTCTTACTTTTGTACAAGTTAATTTACCTAACCTATCTTTTAATATTCCTGGTTGAACAGGATCATCTATTCCTTCCTCTATTGCTATTGTAGGATTTGGAGTTACAAACCCCGGTTTCCTCATAATAGTCTTTGCTAGTGCCTGGTTTACTTGACTAACAAATGGAATATTAATACTACTATTTTTATCCTTAACAACAAACTCTTGATACCTTTTTACAAAGCTTATAAAAGCTTCTTTTTTCTTAGATAACCTATCAAAGAAAGTCATTAATTCACTCGATGTTATCTCTTTTCCGTTTCTAGGATCATTTAGTCGATCAAATAAGTGGTTACCAAATTCTACATCTACCGGATCTAATTCTGAATCAGCATATCTTTCCACAGAGTCTAGTTCTGAAGAGGTTATCTCTTTCATAGCTAATATCTCTTTTCCTGCTTTGAAAGCTGCTTTGAAAGCTTTGCTTCCTTTTCTAGCAGGCTTTTCTCCTCTTTCTTGCTTTGCATGTATATTAGCCCATAGTCCTTTAGATTCCTCTTGAAGAACTTCCTTAACTATCTCTCTTATTTGATTTTTTTTCATTTTCTAGAGTATAATAGTAAATATTTTCATTACCTTTTTCCATTGTCCATTTATCTGAGACTGATTCACAGAACCATTCTTTATCATCAATCATCCAATCCGGTCTATCTGGGAATGGTTGAGTTACAAAAGACATATCTCTCCACATTAACCTATTATTAGGTTGGAGAGTAAAGTTTCCATTATCTAATTTAATTAGATGTGCTGCTTTATATTGTGTAGGTTCGTTAGAATATGGATTGTTATACCAGTCAAAAGTCATGATATAATTTCCCCACTCTTTACTTCCGTCTTTAAATATTGCTTTTACTCTTGATTGGAGTAAGTAATCGTATACTGTGCAGGATACTTCATATCCAAAACAATCCCATAATTGTAAATGGTCTAAAGCCATTTTTGGTGCATCATCCTTCCAAGCGAGCATATGAATTGGAACTCTTGATCTAACATCTCCTTCATCTGTCATTACATGAAATGTAATAGCTCTTCCTCCTACAGATTGTGTACCAAATACTATTACATCTTGCATACCTTCTCTTCCGTCATGCTGGTAGAGATGTTCTGTTCTCATCTTAGCATAAAAATGGGGTATAGGTGTGTTTAGAGTTGGCATTATTTTTTATTTTTTATAAGTAGCTCTCCCAATACCTCTAATCTACCTACTTCTCTTTGAAATTCGATTTGAGACATGTCTAATGAGATCTTCTTATAAGTATCCTCGTATTCTTTCTTTGCTTTTTCAAAATCAAGATTTCCTTCAGCTGCTTTTTTATAATATGGTAATTTAACTTTAAAATGATGCCATGTTAGTAGATCTAATCCGCCTTTTTCCTTAGCATTATCAGCAATCTTTTCAGCTCCTTTTTCTCGAGTTTCTGCAAACTGTTCAATTACCTCGTTAGAGTCAGTTATTGCTTCTTGTAGTAATTGTGCTAGTTTCATATTACTTTCCTTGTCCTTTATAAAGCTTTCTATAATTTTTAGAACTCTTCAATTTTGAAGTTTTAGATTTTGCATGAACTCCAGGTCTTGATACCTTTACTTTTTCTACCTTAGCTGGAGAAGGTGCTGCTTTTGCCATAAATTAAGTGCTATTTACTGTTTAAAAATAAATAGTAAAAAAAACTTATTACGAATCTATATGTGAATTTAAGTATTTTAGGTAATCTTGTAGCTTAGTTGTTAACTCTGCCTTTACTTTACTGCTCGTAGTATTCCAGTCTTCAATGTCTCCCTGCTCTGTTACAAAAGTATCTGAGTTGTTTATCATTTCTAAAGCCCAAGCTTCAATGTCTTTTGCAAAAGCTTTTATGCCTCCTTGCATCATTGTCTTTTCGTACTGCTCGTATAACCCTGCTTTTCTTAACTGTGCTTCATAATCTATAACACAATCAAAGCACATTTTATGTACCTTATACATTTTTTGTGCAAGGTGATGTTTCATAGATCCTCCACATTTTGGACAGCCTAGTGGTATTTGTAATGCTTTTTTTGCACTATCCAGCTTTGTTATATTCTGTCTTATCCCGTTTTTGATAGTCCAGGTTCTTCCACTCTCTTCCCAAATATCTCCCTCCTCATGCATTTCGTATGCTTTGGAGTATCCTACACCCTGTGTAGTACTATCGCTAAAATTTTTATTGACTAAATTCCTAGCTCTATTAACATCTTTTGATTTGAATTCCTTTTTAAGTAAGCTCTCGCCCATAACCAAGTTTTTTTAATTTATTTATAACCGATGAAACATCTCCATCTTTACATTCTATTGCTATTCCTCCTTTAGAAGCAAATGCCTCTAGATTAGAAGGTTTATCATCTATTAATATAGAATTTTCATTTGCAAAATCCGACTTAGCATCTCCGAATCTAAAAATTACCGGTGGTGCTGGTGATAGATGATTTCTTACCCATAGTTTTTTACCTAGCCTTGAGGTATCATCCTCAGATGGTGATGTAAGTAGCTTTGGATTATATGGTTGAATAAAGTCCCACAATACTTGACCGTGCGGCATCCAAGGCATTTCTGACCAGAACTCTAATCCTATGTGTTGGTCAATAAATTTCCAGAACTCTTCTGTTCCTTCTAATTTATCAAAGTGTTTAGGCCTTGTTACTTGTTTAATTACTTCTTTTGAGTAATACTTTGGACCTTCTTTCCTTAATAAAGTTACAAATCTCTTTTCAAAGTCTGTTAACACTCCATCCATATCGCAATAAAGCTGATATTTAGGTATGAAATCTGACTCTTCTAGTAATAAGTCTGTTAAATCTCCCATAACCTTTTTATTTTATATTGATTGTTTTATCCCTAAAGCCGGCATTCTATTACGCCATATTGATAGGATTTCTTCTCTCTGTTCTGGTGTAATATCTTGAGCGTTTAAGTATCTATCTACTACAACTTTAAGTGGTAGTTTTTGTTTCTTAGCTCTAAAATACATTCCTTGTAGATTTGCGTCTACTTCTTTTTTTAATTTAAAGTAATCTGCTATTGGTTTTTCACCTGCTCTTATCTTATCTCTTTTTGCTAAATCACCTCTCATTACTTTAGAAGGGTTTGTAGATACTCCTCCTTTATTATGTGTTAGGTGTTCAATTTCATGTCTGAAAAGATCTTTTAAAGTCATTGAAATCTCTTCCCAAAAATCTGGTAGTAATTCTGGATGAATAGCAATATCTACTATAATAAAATCTCCATCATCATCAAAGCCTGCTCCTGTACTTTCTAAGACTTCCATTTTACCTGTACCTGGTGTTAGTACTAGAGTTCCTTCTACGTCAAACTCTACATCTCCATTTGAATAAGATTCTTCAAATCCTATACTCTTTTCTCCTGCTTCAAATGCTTCTTTCCAGCCTCTAAATAACTCTGATGATGCTTGGTTACTTATCTTATCATACCTTCCTTCTGCCATAACTTGTTCCCCTTTTTTAACTCCATTCTTAATACCGTCTTCCCAGTTTCTAAATGTAATATTACCTCTTAAATAAGCTTCTTTTTCTATTTCTTGTAAGTAATCGTCTTCATTTGTATTGGTAGTAGCTGCTAATCCTTCAAGTCTTCCTTCTATATTCTGCATATGATGAATCATCTCATGAGATAATGATCTACAAACATCTTTTGGGTGTCTTCCCATTACGTACAACACTACTTCTTTACTGTTTGGATCATAGTAAGCTGTTCTACCAAAGAAATCATTTGCTTGATCTTCGTCATATCTGATTTTTACCTCCGGAAGTGGTGTAATATTCATTTTTTCATCTAACATATACTCTAAAAGGGATCCTATATATGGAGTATAATCAAATCTTTCTTGCTCTACTCCCTCTGGAAGATCTTTTTGCTTGGGAGTATAGTCGTAACCTACTTGGCTTATTGTTCTATTTGATATAACAACTTTATCTTGTAAAAATTCTATATTAAATTCAGTGCGATCTATATTTTTAGTTAATTCATCGTATAAATGCTCTAACTTAGCTCTATCTTTTGAAGGTATAGAGGCAGATAGCATGACAGGTACTCCTGATGATGCTTCTTTAACTACTTTTGGGAAAAAACTTTCAAATACTTCATCTACTGTGTTAAGCATTTTATCTTCTATTGAAGGTTCTTCCTGTGGTGTTACAATACTTATTATTTCCTGTTTATCTTCTTTTGATATAACTG